AATGAGTAAAGAATTGGTAAATCACCCTGACCACTACGGTGGAAAGGAAAACCCTTATGAGGTGGTGAAGATTGCTGAAGCTACGGGGATTGATAAGGATGCGTACCTATTCAATGTATTGAAGTACATAGTTCGTAGTGGTAAGAAGGACGACAATCCACCTGTTCAAGATTTGAAAAAAGCGTTATGGTATTTGGAAAGACGCATCAAAACTTTGGGAGATGAATAGTTTCTTAATTAACTATTTGATTATTGGTGTCATGGTGACGTTGGTCTTTGAGATGTTGGGTCATCAATATATGGGTCAGACTTTCACTATGGGTGAGCGGATTGTAAGTTTTCTACTTTGGCCGATTGGGGTCTTAGTTTTTATAAGTAGTATGTTTAAATGAGAGAGATGAAAGAATTAATAGGTGATATTCACTGTTCAGATACGGTGAAGTTCATGAATGAGATGCCAGAGAAATCGGTTGACCTCATTGTCACTTCACCACCTTATGGTGTAGGGATTGACTATGACAGTTGGGATGATGATAAATATTTTGACGAATACATGAGGTTTACACGTGAGTGGTTGAGTGCCACTTATAGAGTCTTAAGAGATGACGGTCGTATTGCGGTGAACATCCCATATGAGATTAACCGTCAGAAGAAAGGTGGACGTATCTATTTCTCTGCAGAGATTTGGATGGTGATGAAACAACTGGGTTTTGGTTTCTTCGGCCTGGTAGATTTGGAGGAGAGTTCACCACATAGAAGCAAGACGACAGCTTGGGGAAGTTGGATGAGTCCATCAGCACCGTACATCTATAACCCCAAAGAATGTGTTATCTTAGCATATAAGAACTTACCAAAGAAACAAACCAAAGGTACTCCGCAATGGGAGGGTGAATACCAAATGGTACCCAATGAAAAGATTGAAGGTGAGTTCAGAAAGAAGTTAGTCTATGATGAAAAAGATAAGAAGGACTTCATGTCTTTGGTCTTCGGTCAATGGAATTACTTTGCCGATACACAACAAAAGACTAAGGCGACCTTTTCTTTGGATATCCCTTACCGTGCGATTAAGATTATGTCCTATAAAGAAGACTTGGTCTTTGACCCTTTCAACGGTTCAGGTACCACTTGTTTAGCGGCTGAGATGTTGGGTAGACCGTGGTTGGGATGTGATATTTCACAAAACTATTGTGAGGTGGCTAAAGAAAGGATTAAGGAATACCAACTTAACCAACAACAACTTGAGATAGTTATTGACGAAACCTCTTCATAAGAAGGGGTTTTTTCTTTAATAGTATATTTATAGTAAACGTTTTTTATTATGAACAAATTTAGAATTGATGAGAGCGAAAAGGCAAGAATCATAGGATTACACGAAAATGCCACAAAAAAACAATATCTTTCAGAACAAGATAAAGGAAAATTATACTTCGCTTTTGATAACCATACAACTCCGTTCCAAGGTGAGATTGGTACTGATGGATATCTTTACCCATACACCGAAATGTTTGAGACTTGGAAGATTGGTCCAATTGCTAAAGTCCCATTCGTAGGTTCAACTTATGTTGAAATTGTTAAGAAAGGAGATAAAGAAGAAATTTATGTTTCTGGTAAATCAGGAAATAGAGGTAAATTAGAAATGGACCCAAATTATACCGTAGAAGAGGTTGAATACGAATCAATTCCGAGAAAGAAATGAAAAAATTAATTAACGAGTCGGGTTTAAGAAATATCAAAGAACTAGCCAAAAGATACCCGAAGGCTAAGATTTACTTCCACCAAGATTTGGATGGTGTAACAACGGCTTTGGCGATGAAAAACTATTTGGAAGACAATGGTATCAAAGTGGTTGATTCCGAGATTATCCAATACGGTGATAAGGAGTTTGCAGTGAAGAAGCAAGATGCTACTGGTGATACAATGCCAGTTTTGGTAGACTTTGCACACGGTAAACCAATGTTCGTTATTCACACTGACCACCACGACAGTCAAAGTGGTGTAGAAGGTGATACTGCCACTTCATTTAGACCTTCACGTTCAAATGTTGCAACCATCTCACAGATAATGTCTCCGAAAGAGATATTCCCCTCAGATGATATTACGTTAATCTCCACTGTGGATTCTGCAGACTTCGCAAGGTTTGGTCTTGAACCTCAGGACATTATGAACTTTATCTTTAAGTTAAACAAAGATAAGACACTTCAAAGAAATAAGATGGCTTTGGGTCTTGCGACCAACAAACTAATGTTGGCGTATAAGAACAAGCCTGGATTTATGGAGGAGTTGGTGATGACATCAAAACCTTCGTTGTTGAACATCTTCCAAAACATTCAAAGAATTGCGGACCGTGAGGGTTATGCGACACCACAGATGATGGACCGTAACCAACAGGGTTATGTTGAGGCACAGAAACAAAGTCCAAATGTAAGATATGAAGATGGTATCATCATTCAGTACGGTGGTGGTTCAATGTTTAAACCAGGTTCATATGACAGATACACACCATTTAAGAACAATCCTGATGCGGACTTCTTAGTAATTGCATGGCCAATGGGATTGGTTCAAGCCTCTTGTAATCCATTTAAAAAGGAAAGAGAGTTGAAGGGTGTAAACTTAGGTGAGATTGCTCAGGAAGTATTGTCAAAGTGGCAATCAAAGTTGGAGGAAAAGATTATTCCTTTATCAACTATTAAGTGGGTTTCAGAATCTGCGAGAGACTTCAGTGACCAATCGGTAGGTTTTACAAATGCTGACTTAGAAGCTTTTTATGGAAAGAAGATTCGTTCAATGCAAGGTGGTGACCAGTATATGGAAAGATTAAAAGATATTATGGACAAACCATTCTCAAAACTTTCTGATGAGGAGTTGGCAATCTTAGATAAGTTGGGTGTACCGGCTTGGGAGATGATTCAAGCAAACTCAGGTGGTCACAAATGTATTACTAATATCTCAGCACTTAACTACTTTGGTAGAAGTAACAGACCTCCACAGGGTAAGTACAAATATCAAAAAAACTCAGGTGACGCACCTTATGTGAAGTTCGCTAAGATGATTCAAGCTGAGTTTGTGAGACTATTGAAAGAAAAGATTAACCAGTCCAAAGGTGCTGAACAGGTAGTTAAAGAAGATATGATGAGAGTCGGTGATGAGGGTTATTCTAACATTACTGTAAGTAGTAGGGCTCAAAATGATTACATCCCTCAACAGTTACTTGATGATATTGCAACTGCGGCTAAAATAGCTAACGTAAAAGTAGAAATTAGTTACGCTAAAAAAGGTCACAACAAAACTACAAAGAGTGGTAATATAAGTAGACACTGGAGAGAAATGGCGGTAGACCTTTCAAGGTTACAAGATTTAGATAACCCTGAAGAAACGAAACTTCAAAGTAGAAGACGTAACCGTGAAGGTTTCAAGGTTGCGGGTGACAGATTGTGTGCAGCATTGGAATCTTTAGGATACAATAGAAATTCAGAGGGTAGAAGAAATCCGAAAGCGGTTCTTTGGTACATGTCTGATGGTTCACATAGAGACCACTTACACGTTTCTAATGTTACAGATGACAAACCAAAAGAAAAGAAAGTAAGTGATATTGTGAAGAGAGATTTGACCATTGCTGACATTATAGAAAATGGTGACAATAGTGAATTGATTTCTACAGGTTCTACAGGTAAAGGAGTTGAGCAAATCCAACAGATTTTAGTGGACAACGGATATGACTTAGGGACATACGGTGAACAAGGTAATGGTGTGGACGGTAAATTTGGTAGTATGACCAAAAGTGCAATCAAAAAGTTACAAAGAGATTATGACCTTCAGGTAGATGGTATTGTGGGGATTGAAACCTCAAACAAACTGAATGAGTTAATTAAATAATGAGAAGGAGACAATGTCTCCTTTTTTTATACCCAATTCTTTGGACATACCAGCTGGTAATTCTAAAACCTTATCACCGAATCCTTTATACGATTCACATTCCAACTCGTCATCACACGGTGGACAGTTTTCGTGGATTTCAGTAATTTGGTCTTTATCAATGAAGATGATGTCCAAAGGAATGATACAGTCAAACATCCAAAAGGATTGTTCACGTTTGTCGGGCATCAAGAAATACATACCCTGAAAGTCCTCGTCAAAACGTTGCCCTTGCATACCTTTGGTGATGGCTTCCCTTGTAACACAAAGTTTAACTTTGATATCTGTATTTC